ACAACCAAAGGCAAAGCGGAAGGTAAAACGCTCACCACACTCCAGCTCACCGACCTCGGCATTCAATACCTCACGGACAACAACCTGCTTGCTGCAGGTTGATGTCCAGGCAGAAAGGAGCACAACATGACTATCAGCATTTACGACCGCTATTATCGGCTCAACGACAGGGAGAATACCCGCGTCGATGTGATATCCCCCGACCTTTGGCGGACACTCAAAGGCAAGACATATCAACCAAGCATTCTCGCTTTCCAACTTGCAAACGTCCGCGGTACCGCAGACTACGAAAACCACAAGGACGCGCAGATTGAGTTCACGATGTCTTGTAACCGCTCTGAAGCGATAGACTGGATGAATACGTGGATGATGGAAGCAGTGGCTGCAGGTTTAGGCGCACCTGATTTTCAACTCCGTGCAAAGTTTCTCGCGGCATACGATTTACGCAAGAGCCTGTCATGTTAAGCAGAGGGTTGTTGCAACGCGCCAGAAGCCACGGGAGAGACCCGCCCCATGTAGAACCACACCCAAAAAGAAAAGCCCTCTAACCGCGATTAAACGGCTGAGGGCTTTTTGTTGCATATTTATGACGATGTGAGGAGATTTCTCCATGTGACCGGTCCGACTACACCGTCCACTGTAATTTTCTTACGTGTTTGGAACGCACGAACAGCAGCTTCAGTCAACGGTCCGAAACTTCCGTCTTCTGACAGCTTCGGGCTGGCACCGTGACGATTAAGTAATCTCTGCGCTTCCGTTACCGCGGCGCCTTTGTCTCCGCGCCTTATCACCTGAGCAGGTGGTACAGGTGGCGGTGGTACGGTTGGCGGTGGCGGTTCAGGTGGTGATATCGGGGCGTTACTATCACAATCCGGGATTGCTCTGAGTGCTGCCCATGTGCGCGGTCCTACCACACCATCAACAGTCAAGTTCTTCGCCTTTTGGAAATTGCGTACGGCAGCGTTCGTCAATGGTCCGTGTCGGCCGTCTAAGTTAAGCATAGGTGTACACCCGTGGCGATTCAAAAGCGTCTGCAGCTCACGGATTGACTCCGTATGCGTATTGTCTCCCTCACGCAGTACCGGACTGGTAACACTTTCAGGCGGAGTTGTCGGTGCAGGTGAACCGCCGCTGCCGAAACGTTCGATACCTCTGAAATACGCTTCCCAGCATGCAGCTCTTCCTTGCTTGCCGTTTCCGGACGGTGTGCCTGCTCTTGTGTTCGCTTCGGCTCTTGAATGGATATTATTTCCGTTGCCGGCGCCACCGATTGAGTTTCTGAAATAGTTACATCTATGACCGCCCCATCGAGTCCAGGGCGGCTGCTCGTTCCGTGACGGGTATTTCGGTCCGGGGTTACCACCGCCTATCCGGATATGGTGCATAAAGGTACAGGAACCTGCAGGTACATAGATATTCGGCTGTGGTTCGTACCATGTGGGACGTGCCGGCCAGCCGAGATTTTGCTTGACTGCTTTTTCCAGTTTCGCCATATCGTCAGGCGTTGTCGGTGTGGTGTCATAGTGGTCACTTCTTGCTCCGGAGAAACTCTCCATCCAGGAGATGCCGCTCAGGATATCGTGACACGGTATTGAACGCTTGCTCCCTAAGAGCTGCGCAAACTCTGCATTGGTACATAGCCTGATTTCAATTTTATTACTCATTGTTCATAGTCCTTTCTCTGTATGTGTTCTCCTACTTCTTTACACGCTTCAAACGCGCCGATCGCGGCAAGCCATACGACAAGAGAGTTGATAAATGCCAGGAACGCACTTGCAAAGGTTATCTCCTGTGTACTCAGAACCACGCTGGCGACAATCAGCGATATAATAAAAGCAATCGTTTTAGGATTGCATTTATACCGAAAGTGTTTGAATATCATTTTGAGTATTTGGGTAATTGATGTCACGGCTGCGGTCGCACCGCTCACCGTGCCGAGTGACTCCAGTGTTATAAAATCCATGTTGATATTTCCTTTCTGTTTTATATGTAATGACCGACTGCTTCTCTGAGTTCTGACGGCTTGAAGTTCTTCGGAAGAAACTCAGCGACGCCAAGCTCATGCGCTTTGGAAAGTGTATCGCTTGTATCGTCACCGGAGAGCATTATTATCGGAGTTGTTCTGTGCTCCGGAAACGCGCGGATAATAGGTATGAGTTCCAACCCTGTCAGATCATCCATCATGTAATCAAGAATGAACAGCTGAGGAGAAATCTGTCTGAGTAATATCTTGACTTCTTTCGGGTCATTGGTTGTATAGATTGAATACTTGCGATTACCTAAGGCCTGTTCAATCAAAGTCGTCCATGTTTTCGCGTCATCCACTATAAGAATGATTGGTTTCTCGTCAGGCTTTGTTCGTCTGTCCGGCTTTGGTGTCTCTGCTGGTAAGTAGTGCCTTGATACTTTCGACTTCACTATTTTGAGAAGTTTAACCTGCTCTATAAGAGTGTCGAGCAGACCGTTTCCGTCCAGGACGGTTTGATACAGCTCATGTAGCTCCAGTAAATCTTTCAGCTCCTCGCCTGTGATTTCTCCTTCACCGATATATCGCAAACATAAATATTTGATTCTATCTTGAAGAATTGCAGTCAAAGCAATGTGCATTTTCTCAACAAGTTTTGTTATCTTCTCGGCAAATTCCTCATATTCAAATTCTTTCTTACCGACCTTTGCGTCCTTTCGTTTTTCTGCTTCAGCTTTGTGATCCATGCGCTTACCGATAACCATAAACAGCCCCGCGACTACGGCTGAAACGACACCGCTTCCCAGTATGATAGGTAGCGCGTAGGCCATGTTTACTGCACTGACATCGGTCATTGTTATTCCTTCTTTCTGTTTTTGGCATAAAAAAAGCAGCCCCCTGCGGAGCTTCTTTTCGTTGGAATTCTGTTTATCATTTATTTCGGCTGCGTCTTCCGGACAAGGACGAAATCGTCCAGGACTTTTTTCATCAGGCTATCGTTATCGCAATGCTCCATCATACCCCTATAACTGTGGAATATAGACCGCGCTTTTTCAAGAGATATTTCACCGGCGCTGTACTGCTTCATGATGTAATTAAGGCTACGCTTCATGCGGAGTGAAGTCGCTTTTCTGAGTATGATTTTATCGTGCCATACTCTGTACCCCGCAAACTCCAGTCCGTCACGCGCACGGGTTATATTTTCTGCGCTGAGGTCGAGCCGTAGGTTCTCATGCAGAAACCTTTTAATCAATGCAGCGTATCTATGAAGCTCCTGTTTATCGTTGCTGAGGATAGCAAAGTTATCCATGTATCTGATGTAATGCGGTATTTTTAAGACCCGTTTTGCGTACTGGTCGGCTTCGTTAAGAACAATATTTGCTACCATCTGTGAAATAAGACTGCCGACAGGAATGCCGATATTAAAGAGAAGTTTTGCGTCTTCGACATCCACTACATCAAGCGGAAGCCCGAACGCATTTCTTTTGCTACAAATGATTGTCTCGAAAAGCCACATCATACGCTCGTCATCAATCTTCTTTCGGAGTATGTCCAGGATAATATCATGCGGTACTCTGAAAAAGTATTTCCTGATGTCAAGCGACAGGATATATACTTCACGGTTCTGGCGGCCGAGCAGCTTCATCCAGTATTGGATCCGGCGCGCAGCTCTCAGATTACCTTTCTCTTTTACGCAGCCATAACTGTCTTTGATAAACGAACGCTCGAAAAGCGGATTGATTATCCTATAGACTGCCCATTGGAGAACGCGGTCCCGGAACGGCAGAATCATAATAATGCGCTTTTTTGGAATTCGGATAATTACTTTTCGATACTCACCAACAGCATACGACTGATATATCAAGTGGTTTTGCATATCAATGAGGTTTTCTTCGAGGTTTGCGGAGTAGCGTAATACGCCATCACGAAATCGCTTATCTTTCCGGGCTTCAAGATAGGCTTGGTGAAGGTTATCGTACTGATATACCTGCTCAAAGAGATTTCGGTACATTTTTGGCACCGCTTACCTCCGCAATGTTGCCGCGCTTTGCGAGATTTCGACCTTTTCAGGCTACTAATGGCATACGCGACTGTTTTTGTTTTTCGCCATTCATTGAATGACGCGGAAACGGATTCCTTTACTACTTCATGTGCTGACAAACAACCCTTAGGTCGAGAGTATCTGACGGTGAAGTAAAGCGCCCCGAACGCCGATGTTCGTGTTGACGTTCCAAGGAGTGTTGTTCAAGTTGACACAGCGCGGGCCGGCGTACACGCCGTTGTTCCAGTTGCCGCCCGCATTGAGGGCAGTTAACCCGTTCCCTTATATTTACTTGACAGATGTTTCAGATTGACTCTTAATCCACCCGCCCAGCATTTTACCGATTTCTACCACCATGCCAGACCATATCTCATATTTCTTCATCGGCAGGAATTTGAGGTTGTAGCTCAGTCTGATATATGCTCGGAGCTTCATGACCTCGATATCGAGTGATTGCAGAGTGGTTTTCTTGTGGTACTTCTTTTGCGCTTCGATTATCCGTTCAAGCATGGTGTCCATACACCGCTTGATATCGGTGACGAGAGAAAACTTCTCAGACTTCGGATACTGAGCCAGACACAGATATGCATATTCCATCATGTCAAAAGTCTTTTGCAGTATCTTCAAATCGTCCATGCTCCGAATAATACCACGTTACCGATACAGATGACCGGTATTCGTGGCATTATTACGGAATACGTAATTTTGAAATTTTGCGCGGATGCGTGACTATCGTCACGCAAAGCAGAACACAGGCGGTCAGATTACAAAGAATCACAAGCGCCCCGAACGCCGATGCCCGTGCTGACGACCCAAGGAGTGCCGTTCAAGACGACACAGCGCGGGCCGGCGGACACGCCGTCGGTCCAGGCGCCGCCCGCATTGAGGGCACGAGCCTGAGAACCTGAGTTCATGTAAGCTTGTCCGTACTGAGCTCCACCGACAACATCACGCCATGCTCCTGCACCTATGGCGTTTGCTCCAGACACGTCGTAGTAAGTAACGATATCATCAAGCCATTCTGATACGTTACCAGTAGTATCGCGACAACCGATTGAAGAAACTGCAGGGCCGACAAAGCCGGTACGCTGACGCGCCGTATTGGTTGTTTGCGCCCATGCGTTTGTATTGTTATTATCCTGACCTGCAGGTGCTCCGACTGAGCATTGCAGAAACTCACCCCAGGACATCATACGCTTTCCTGCGGTCAGAAGCAGCTCATGGAAGCGCATCCAGTGGTGACCCTCTGTACCTGTTGCCGGAAGTTCGTTATGAGCTGAGCGCAGACTACCTGCACCGTCCGGACTCATGATGTAGATGTCTACCCATGTACCGTTCCCCATATAAACCATGCCCTCAGGAGCACATTTCGGACGATGTAATAGTGTCCATATCGAGCGCGGAAGTATACCGTTATAGATATTCCCTTCCCATCCGGTGCCGCGTTCGACGCCTGCGGTATTGATCGGCTGCATAACTGCATTGATACGACGGCATACACCGAAATGAAAGCCGCCGATTTTCCGCGAGTTATCAGCTGTAAAGCCTGCAGGGAATGTTGTGTTCAAAGATATTCTGTATTGCTCAGTTAGACTGGGAGCGCCAGGGTCGCAGATATACACATAGTAATCGTTACCGACAATAAAGTTTGCACCCGAGTCAAGGTTTGCGCTGCTGAGTGCTGTCTGCTCTGTTTTGAATACTGCGTCACCGACTGTTACAACAACGTCCGGCTCAACAATGAGACCCGCGTCACCTGTTATCCTCAGATACTGAGTGACAGGAGAAACGACATCCGAAACTGCTGATATCTTTGCTGTGTTAATGAGTGCCAGGGGATTTGTTCTGGTCGGGTCATCAATCATAAATCTAGGCATTATCCAGCACCCCCAATATGTATTCGATTTCCTTTAAGTCGAAACCGTGTTGCGTGAGATAGTTATCTTCCATGTACACACCTATTAGCTGTGTGTTCTCCGGAGCTTTCGATAATGTAATATGAGTTTCTTTGTACTGGGTACCTTGTCCCTCATGCTCCGTGTCCTCGATGTGCTTTACTTTCTTCAAAGTAAGCCCACATGCTGTTTCACCGTTCTGCTTTGCTTCAGGGAAATAGTATGTAACGATGTCCGCACCGTTAGCCGAAATTATCGGTACAACGTGATACTGCGTGTCGAGCAGCATACGCACTTTCGGAAGCAGCTCCGCGCCGTTAAGCTCGGCAGCTTGTACCATTGCGAAAAGATTTTGCAAGTCTGCTCTTGTCTGAATTCTTCTTGGGATTCCTCTCATTTTGGTATAACTCCTTTCAAGTTATCATATATTGCTCATTAGATAAGCAGCTCCGAAGTATGAAGCGCCCAGTATAGCCGCTCCGCTGTTTATGCCACCGCTCACTATGTTTAGCCATGTGAATACACCGCCGGAAGTATCAATGCAGACGAACAGGCTCCCTGTATCTGCGTTGACATAGAATTGAGAAACCGCGCCCGGAGTGGTTGTTGTCGGGTCGGTAAACTCTATTCTTGGTTTATGCAACGACGGTTCGATAATGAAATGCCAAATCGCGTCATTGCTGAAATCAATTACGACAAAGAACATGAAGTGAAACTCGGGGATCTCCGTCCTCGATGGTATTTTCATTCCTTCCTCGTCCTGAAGTATCGCCATCAGGACAGGCGGTTCATTCTCGATGTGTGCATAGATACCGAACTGGGTCATCATGTAACTGTCTGTGATTTCGGTGTTACTTATAAGGCTGCCGACCTGCTTTCCGTTATGTACGTTTTTCTGCTGTATAATCGGAAATATCTGTCTCTGATTTGCAAGTACCGTTTGCTCCCGAAGAGTCTCCGGCGGATAATGCCCGGTACCGCCCATTGCCCGGTCAAGAAACAACCGCTTGCCGTCCATGACGCCCTGTAATAAAAGCAGCCCTTGATTAGTTACGACTGCATGATTCCATAACATATTTTTATACCTCCACATTCACAGTCATGTGTCCGCCGAAGCAGGACACCGCGGCGCCCATGTACGTCGTGCAGTTCCCATAAGGACGCGCCGAGTACTCGATGTAATACGGGGAAGAGCGCAGATTTTTGTAATATTCAAGCCGATCGAGTACGCGTTGATGTTTCACCGGGTCCGGGTTCTCAAAAGTCGCGTCGATATGCAGCGTGAAGTGAAACGGGTCACCGTCATACTGGTACCACTCGCTGACGTAGGTATCGTTGTATACTGCCGACATAGCCGTCTCAACAGCGTGCTTGGTACCGAGTGCGCGGTGTACGTTCCAGCTTTCTTTTAGTGTCTGCCGTTTCTGTTCAAGGGTATAGTTCGGGTCCCACCAGTCAACCTTGAAGTCATAAGCCAGGATATCGAGCAGCTCCTCAGGAAGATCGTCTATCATTGCATATATCCGGATGCTGTCAATCTGTTTCGGAAGCGCACCCAGCTTTTCAGCAATGGACTCCGCAAGCGCAAGTATCATTTCATCCTTACGCATATAGTCCGGGAACGTGCTCATAAGGTTCTCGACAGTTAAGCCGTGTACATTACTCATCCTCGAACCCCCCGTTTACGATGTCTACTGAAGCCGTCCTTGCGATTTGCGGCACAGTATTCTCGTCCCCACTTAAACCATCGCGCAACACTGTGTATACCGGAGAGCGTATTTCCACGCGTTTTACACCGCCTGTATTCATAATGCGCTTGACGAGCCTGTCAGGTACGATGTCAAGTCCGAGCGTTCCGCATTGCCATTCAAGGTAACTGTTGACAGCACCTTGTACCGCTTCCTCGATTTCCGCTAAGCTCATTTGAGTTTTGCTCGGTATGTAGTACGTGAGGTCAACCGTGAAGTCAACATACTCGGCGTCTTTCATTACCAGATGGTCGGTAAGCGGCCGAACCTCGTCAGCGTTGCAGGCTGCGTAAACCTTTGCTTTCATTTCTTCACCGGCAATGGATCCGTCCTTCATCAAGACATATAGGTCCACCTGTCCGGGTGATGGCGTGTTCGCAATAACGTCACCGATTTCAAGCGATACTTTTTTCGCATGGTAGATGTATGAGTTTTTAGCGCCGGCAGTACTGTAAGAGTCCTGGCTGTCACGGAGCAGATTGTAGTACTCCTCGTCAGTCGCTTCCTCGGCACCACCCTCGCTGATTGTGATATTTTCACAGCTCAGATAGAACGGTACGTTCCCGACATCAATGAGCGTTTTTATTTGGCCGGGCATAAACCCGTTGCCGATAACACCGGCTCTTATACATTCAATCGGTACATCAACGGAAATATCACCAATCTCGACAACCGCGTCCGCTGTTGTTACCCACCGTGCCAGGTTACTCGCGTCCGTTACTCTGGTACCTATCGGAATAGGTATAAGGAACGGCTGCGCGTTTGTTATGTGGAAACGGAGAGTGCTGACGGCAGCCTGCGCTTGCGGGCGTGTTGTACCCTGGAAGAGTTCTCCGAGTGCGTCAAGGTTTTCACCGTCTGCACGGCTTGGCAGGTTTTGATTGCCGACATAGTTTGTCGAACGCAGGGCTATGAGTAATGCATTTGCCACCCATTGAACAAACATACGTTCGGGGCTTGCAGGGGACAGCGTCCTTCCTGTGAGCCGTTGGAACATTCTTATCAAGTCGGTCAGCAGCTCGTTAGTATCGGTACCGACAAATTTGTATTCAGGATTCCTGCTCATGTAATATTCTCACCTCCACTGACGGCTTCATGCGTGCCGGATTATCTTTATCATATATCGGGATAACCTGGATAAGCTCCGCGCTTGGTACAAACTCCTGTATTGCTTCCGTGACCTCTGCTATCATTACCGGTTCTGCAATGTTGGCCGGCATATCAAGAAACCTCATAGGAAGCCCAAAATTACGGTAAAGCGGTACCGAACCTCTCCGCGTTGATAAAACAACCGCCACGTCTTGAATGACCGCGGCGGCATGGTCTGTCTCCCCGAGCTTAACGGCGCTCAGATCGTCTGCGCTTATAACGTGCGACATCCCGCTCCCACCTTTCTTTTACATGTTCAAACAGAGAAAGCCCCTTGATTCTGATTACTCCGGAACGGTGAAGCGAGTCCAACCCGATACAGAACAAAGCCAAAATCGTTAAAATCAAGAAAACTATTGCAGCTACAATAGTTAAAATTGTTTGCAGATACTGCATATTATTACCTCATGAGCGTAAGTACTCGATGATGTTCACCGTTACTATGGCGCTTGTTACTCTGCCGGTCGCGTCATTACTGATTATCCGTGTGCTGTGTGCGTTAATGAGCCACCGAAATTTACCGTACACTTTCCGACCGATAACAAGCGGAAGCGCGGTACCTTTTTCTTTGTGGTCATGTATCTTCTCTATCATTTTTTCAACATCGACACCCAACCCCTCGGTCAACATCATATTGAACGAGATTTTGTCAGCGTCCGAACCTGTAAATTCAGTCAACGCTTTTCTGCCGACAATCTTATGCTCCGCTATCGTTGCAGAGCCTGACCACGTCATATCCATAAATGTCTGTACTGTTTTGTTACTTACTTCAAAAACAACTTCACCCAGACACCCGATTTGTCCCGGCATGGTTTATCCTCCCATTCTCACTATTGAACGCAACCGCAGTTTTGTCATATAACCGCCGATCGTCACACTATGCGCGGTACGCTCGATGATGTACTTTCCGCTCCACGCACCCCATCCGGTCATCAGTACGGTCAGACAAGACAGCAGCTCAGGATTACCGTACATATCAATCTCGATGAAATTAACAGCTTGATTCTCGATAGTGCCGGTGCGGAGCTTCACCCTTTCGTAAGAGCCGTCGTCCGGTCTTATCTCTGTGATGTGCGGTTTTCTCGCGTACGCTTCAATATCAATCAGCACAATAATGTTATTTGTTACTTTGACCGTGATACCGACTTCCTTACATAATCTTGCAAGGAAAACAATGTTGCTCTCGTCCTTTTGCTCCAGCTCTTCATACAACGGGTTAATCGACATCTCGAACATGATACCCATTCCGCACTCGCTTGCTATCCTCGAAGCCAGGTCACGCAAATGTATTGAATTAAATTCGCGTGTCTTTTTATCGGCACGTACACCGATACCGTACGGCAACGATGTGCCTTTTATGGTAGCTTCCTTTGGCGGTCCGCCGCTGACAACCTCGTCGAGCTGAAACTGTCCGCAGTCAAGCTTTAAGTTCCTGCCGTCATTATTCCAGTTGTTACGGATAATTTCACCGCGCAGGAGAAAGCCGAGATCCGGCGGAAGTGATGTTGCGTTTACCTGTGATATTTGCGCAGCTTCGATGTAAACCGTTCTATCTTCGCTGAGCGGGTATGCAGCCCATCCGTTGCTCACAGATGACACGTTGACTATGGTGTTGAATGCCAACGCGCCGACAATGGCGCTGTTTTTACGGGCTTCTCTGCGCGTGTAGACACCGCCCGGAGCTGTTACCCTGTACTGTGTTGTGCCGTCTTCGTTTCTGACAGGCTCCGGAGTATTGGCATAGATACCGAACCTTGCGCAATATCTCTGAAACTCAGGAGAATGAGCAAAGCCGCTAAAATTAGACTCCCGTGAGTGTCCTGCGTTTAAGCGTGCCAGCCAGTGACGATGCCCTGCAGGTTCGGACTGCCGGCCGAGCATACCGTTATACAGCGCTTCGGTATATGCCGCATTATTTAACCTGCGTCCGATCATTTCTTTCGAGAAAAAGAAACCGTGTCCGATTTTGGAGCCGGGCACACCCCTGAGCAGTTGACCCGCCCATGCGTTAAGACCGCCAGCGTCCGGCTCTCTGCCGAGCGCTCCGCGATATAACTGGGTGACAAACTTCCGGGCGTTACTCTCCGTCGGAATACCCGTCATACCGAGCCTGCTTTTTGCGGCTGCTTCAATAAGCTCTGAGAGCCATTGAGTAAGCCACACATTGTTACGGTCCTCGATTATGAGCTGAAAGTCATCTGCTTCAACACCCTCGTTCTCGATGTATTGAAAAGACTTAAGGTGCGGACGGACAGTACCCGTTATATCCACACCTTGAAAAGCTATTTTTACATCCGCATTACGCGCTTTCATCCTGCCACCCTCTTCCAAGGCGGCAAGCTATCAGGCACGTCCGGTTCGATGTCCGGCAGCGTGAGTACTATCCCTGCAGGGAAGATATAGTAATCGTAATATTTGAGGTTCTCGTCCATCAGCCTGTCGGTGAACCTGTCATCTCCAAGCTGCATAAAGGCTATCGAGTCCCACATATCACCCTGTTTTGTTGTGTATGTTTGCATACTGTACCGCCTTCCTTTACTTGTAGGCTCTCCGCTCCTCGTCATGCACGTACTCAAGTACCGTTTCGATGATGGCTTCTTTTAGTCCTTCACCGAATTGTGCTGAGCCGGCACCACCGTCTCCCATTCCGACATTGATATCTCCGATTGAGATTGTCATGCCACCGCCACCAATGGGACTGTTTACCGCTTCGGTAACATCTGCTCGCGCTGCGAGTGCCATGAGCAGCTGAGGTGCGATTGTGAAGAAATCATTTTCCTCTGCCGTCAGGACACGCTCACCTTTATGCAGCCTTGCAACATAATCATCGTAAGGCACATATTCAAGTCCTGAAGAGTGTCCGGGCAATCCGCTGATATTGAATGAAGTGCCGGACGGTGACGCGGAGCTTAGTGCCGTGGATGCCGCCTGTGCGATTCTGTTATAAGCTGCTGTGACCTGCGGTAACATCCGGTCTGCTGCGTCGATGAATGCCTGGATTGTGGCAGCTCCGGCCGCTCCCGCTTCATCACTCATATTCATGTTTGCAATGGTGTCAGCGAGTTCGCTTTCAAGCCGATCAAGTTCATTGCTGAAATCAGTAACAAGTTCCGCGATATTATCCGCGACAGCTTCCTGTTCAGCTTGCAGCGTTTGCCAGCTTGCAACCATCGCAGCAAGGTCATCGCTACCCATAGCGGCCATTGCAGCGATAGCAGCGGTGCTTTCTTCGCTACCGTCTGCAAAACTGGCGATAACATCACTAAGACCTTCGACCTCACCGGTACGGTCTCTGAGGGTCATAAGGTTTTCGTTATATGTTTGCCAGTGCTGTGTCTGACTTTCGAGGGCAGCCATGATATCCTTAGCTTTGATTTCTGCTATCTTGCCGACTTCATCCCACAGGTTATATTGACCGCGGACACTTGTCAGAGCTGCGTCATAAACTGCGGTATAGGCTTCACTAAGCGCTTCGATATTGACAACCAAATCAGCAGTATAAGCGGTCATCTGCTCCATACTGCGATTTGCTTCCTCAGCGATTGACTCAAATTCCGCTAATGCAGCTTCGCTACGCTCCAGTTCTGCGGTCCAGTGGGCAAGGTCAGCCTGGTTTGCACGTACTTCCGCGGACGCTTCCGCAAGGTGTCCTTGAAACTCCAAGAGCTGAGCGTTCAGCTCGTCGAGTTCCATTTGCGCTTTCATATATTCGCCGGCTTGTCGGGCAGCTTCTGCGTCAGCTTCGCTAAAGTTCCTGGACGAACCTGTTTTTATATAACCTTCCGGCATATTAGCCAGTGCGGTTTTTGCGTCCTCGACTGCGCGTGTTGCCTGTTCTACCTGTGCGAGAGCATTCGCTTCCGCAGTCAACGCATTCTGAGTATCACGATATATTTGATTATAGTTATCGCGGTTTGTATTTCTGCGGTCCCTTGCAATTTCCGCATTATTGAGAGCTTCGATGGCGACAAGTGACTGATTAAGCGTGTCGTTTTGCATGTTATACGACAGATTTAATGACGGTACTTGTTCGTTGAGCAGTTGCGTAATCGTGAGCATTTCCTCTTTTTGCGCGTTGCTCCGACCTTCTATTTCTGAAAGCTCTTTCAGCCTTGCAACAAGGTTTGTTGTTGCTTCAGCTCTGTTATCTAATTCAGCTATACTGTCATGCGCAGCTTCTCTGTTTGCCCGGAGTGTGTCCATTGTATTACGATGAGCTTCAGCAACCTGCTCGACAGTCATTCTGTTACGCTCAAAGGCAGCGGTCAGATTGTCTATCTCTGCTTTCAATACCTGAGCTTCAGCAGAATTACCTCTGCCGGCTGCGGTCAACGCTTCGTACTCAGCTTCAAGAGCGCGGATTTCATTCAACTGATTACGGGATGTCGCGGACAGGTTCTTAAACTCGTCCTCTGCTTCTCTTGTAGCAGCTGACAATCCGACAAACACGCCGATCAGAGCAGCGACGCCTGTCGCAACCCACATTATCGGGCCGAGTGACGCCTGGAATACACCGCTCATGATAGCTGCCGCTTTCGCAGCTACCGTGTACGCTCCGAGTGCAACCACAACAACACCGAGAACCGCCGCAAATGCCGCGGCTGCTTGTACGAGTTCGGGGTTGTCTGCGATAAACCCGGCTATTGTTTCGGTGAGTCCAGCCATTAACGAGGACGCTTCACTTAATGACGGTCCGAGCGCAGACTCAAAGGCTATCTTCATTGCGTTGGATGCCTGAGCCCACTCTTCCTCGAGCGTCAAGGCTGCCGCTGCCGTCGAAAGCAAAGTACCCTCAGCTCCGGCAATCGCGTCAACCCATTCGTCTATTTCAAAACGTCCGGCTCGTATATCGTCTGCTACCTTTGCGCCGACCTTAGCGCCAAATGCTTCACTTGCGATTGTCGTAGCAGACAATATATCCGGAGCTGCTTTGATTTGTTCGAGGAGCATATTAAACGCTTCCTCAGCGTTGGTTGCTCCTTCTTTTGCCATCCTGTTAAGCAGGATATTAAGAGACGATAACAGCTCACGCGGTTCCGCACCGGCTTTGTAGAACGAGGAGAACAGAGCTATTGACCGCTCCAGTCCAAATCCCATTTCTTCAAATGACGGGCCTGCTTGTATGATGTATTCAGATAACTGATTGACACTCACACCGCTCATTTGTCCGGCAAGTGTCAGCTGGTCCATCGTAAGACCTAACCCGGCAGCGTCCCTATCGAGCGCGTTCATTAAACGCCCGAGGGTCATTGCGGACTGCCCGGCTGCTTCGTTATTTACACGCGCATATTCAAGGGTCTGTTTAGTCAGAGCTTCAAGCTCCGCGCCTGTCAGTCCTGTCATGGTGTTTAAGGTACCCATGACATCCGATACATCGGCCAGCGATTCCGGGACAACCGCACCTACTATCCGCATGGACTCAGTAAGAGCGTCAAGTTCCCGTCCCGTTGCTCCTGACGATTTCGCTATTGTGGACTCAGCACGCGAGAATTCGTTTGCCATCTCGAAAGCCGCGTCAGTGATTTCTTTGAGCAGCTTGACTATACCTGCAGCTACGAGAGCCTGTTGGATATTCTGTACCGCTTCCGCGGACTTCACACCCATTTTTTCAGCAGCTTCAGCCGCTTGCTCCTGCTCCTGTTTCAGCTCCTCGATTTTGCCGGCTGTCATTTGTGAAGCCGAGCCGAGATCCTCTGTATTAACACCGGCCTTATGCAAGGACTCGGTGGTTGTGTTCAATGCTTCTTTCTGCTTATCTAAGGCCTGCGATGTACGATCAATCTGCAGTTCCTTTTTTAACAGCTTTGTTTCGAGTTCTCCGGAGCTCTCTCCGGTATCTTTCATTTGCTTTGATATGTCATCATATTCTTTTTTGAGAATAGCGAGTCTTTTCTCTGTGTTCTGAACAGCCGTTTGTTGCCGTTCAAAGCCCGATATATCGGACTGGACTTTGTTAAGAGCGCGGAGCTCTCCCTGCATACCCGCAAGCGTCTGCTGCGCTGTATTAAATGTGCCTTGAAAAGCACCGTCCATCTGTGCATTCAGTTGAAAACTGGTATCAAATACTTTCTTAGACAAGGGTTCTCACCACGCTCTCATTTTCTTTTTCTTTGTTTCTCCGCTTCAATGCTGACGGTGTTGCTGTCCCGTACCCAATTACCAAACTGTGATATGGGTAGGGACAGCCAAAAAGATACAGGTGTATTGTTTGTTCTTGACATAATCAAGACCTGCTGCCGGAGCCAGTGACCGCCGTCTTCGGTCTTTACTCCGCAACCAGCAAAAAAGTACGTGCAGCCCTTACGATTTTCAGAAACTCCTTGGCCGGCAACATAGGATATGCGTCGGAAGGTAATCTCTGAATACATGCTTTAGCTGCAAATGTGCGTTGATATTCGGTAGAAAACTCCGGCGCTACGACGGTGACGCCGCGCGCCGCGAGTTCGTTACCAATGTCAAGACAATCCTGTCCTGAAAGGCTGTCAAAGTCGAAGGTCAGTTCCTCATAGCTTTTACCCATATACTCAAAAGGCTTTTTGAGTTTTGAGGTAAACTGGCTGAGGTTGAGTCCTCCGCTTTTTGCTTTTTCCGCGTCTGTTTCCATTGCGGAATATTCGTCCGGGTCGATATCCGGATTGGGAAGATTTGTGATATTGTCTTTGCTCATGATTTAGCTCCTTTCAATTCTGTTACGGTTACATTCCGAGTGCCTTACGCACCGGCGCTCCGTAATCTACTCCGTTGATGATGTTGATACCGTTAATCGGGTCAAACTCTTCCACCTTTTTACCGTCGATGTAGGTAGCCCAGTATCTGACTGACACGACAACAGTTTTCTCGTTGGGGCTTGCGGGTGCGATTGCTCCGCCAGTTGCAGACTTCGGTATTACTACCATGACATGCTTGACGTTGGGGATTTTCATTAACCCGGTTACAGGGTCTTCAAATTGCTCCGCAACACGCATATCAATGTTGTGTCTGCGCGGTTCACGCAGCTTTGCAACACCCTCGGAATAGGCTCTGAAGCTCAGAGTCATATCCATCGCGTCATACTGACCTTGAACCGGTACTTCGACGTCACCGCCAAGACCGGCACCGTTGACGGTAACAGTCTTTTGGTTTTTGTTCGGAAGTGTTGTTGAGGTCAAGCCGATAAAAGCATCGCCGTCCTCGTAGACGTTGTAATTGATTACTCCTACGTTATACATTTTGACTCTCCTTTCTTAGACCAAAGTCGCCATAAACGGACTCAGGTCGTATTCGAGCAGGAAGTTGATTTCCTTGAGCGGCGGCGGCGGTGTCATAAATATCCGGATACGGATAATACCGCGCATGAGATCCTCAAGGTTGTTCTCAACATCTTCGTACACGACACGAGCGCCGAGCAGGTACCCGCCGCCAGTCAGTCCGTTGAGCCAGATGTTTGTACCGTCCATGATGCTGTCGATTATGCGCGGTATCATCGGACGATCAAGAGTACGCCAGTGCGTTCTCACTACGGTATTGCCAACCCAGTCGAACATACGGTTTATCGGGATATAATAATCCTTGATATCGGTGTTCTCGGGGAAGCATGCCGTATAGTTACCCCAGCAAACCAAGCCGGTGATGAAACGCAGCGCGGTCACAATTCCGCGACCCTCGACGATATTCGCCTGCGGGTGATTGAGAATGACCGGGGTACCGTCTGCGAGAATGATGGAGTCCGCAATATAGTGCTTATTGGAAGGTGACTCGTACGGGATTCCGTTATTGCTTGTGTCCACCATTGCCAGCACGCCGGCAAGCTGTGTACTCATGTGGAATTTACGTCCACCGTTACCGAGCATGGGCCAGCATACGATTTGGTTCTTGTCGGAGATATTCGAGGTTTTCTTGAGTACTAACGCTTCTTGGTATGTCTTTGCTCCGGAGCTGCCGACTGTGTTAAGGTCAACAAGCGCCTTTGCTCCAAACAGACCGTTGATTTTGCATTTAGTAGCCATGATTGCCGCGACTATCGGGTCTTTCGAGTACTTCGGTGCGCAGATTAGATCCGGCACAAGTCCCGTTGTGCTGAGACAGTTCTCGATGTTCTCCAGGCCAACCGCAACGACATCATTTGTCACTGCTTCGGGTGTAGCCATCTTGTACGCGACATTTGCGCTGTCCTCACCGAAGTGAGCACCGCTTGACAGGAATTCGATGACGAGAGCGTTATCGAGGTAGAACGTCTCATAGTCTTTTCCTTTTTCGAGTGCCGTACCGCTTGCGGACGGTTTGACAACAAGGCTTGTGTCCGCGATTGCTTCAATCGGGAGCTTTGCTCTGTTGTCTGCGATTGATACGTCAGCTGCAGGTACTGCCGAATTCATCTTGTCGATATCAAGCAGATTGCAGAAGACTACGGGGCTGCGCTCAAACAGCCGGAAGTGTGAGAACATAAACTCACAGAGGTTGTACTTATCCCAGTCATCAGAGTAACCGAGAGCAGCCAATGCTTCGTTCCAATTCCTAATCAGAACAGGCATACCGGCTGCGACCGGTGCTGTTGCGCTTTGCACAGGTGACGCTCCGATAACAAACGGGATGCCGACAGGAGCTACTGACGGTGAGCTGATACTCGTTGCCAGTTCCTGCACGTTTACACCATGTCTGTTTTCCATTGTCTTTCCTCCTAATTTTGATTGAGTTGTCCGGCAAGCTGCATGTACTTGATGTACAGGATATTGCCGGGTGTACCTACATTTGACCTTGCGGTCACGATTTCGTCACCGGGAACAATGAGGTCAGCGACAAGCGGAAACTTAGATATAAGCTCCTTGTTGTCCTTTAGTGCCTTGTCCCGAGTGGTGCTGATAATCGTTGCGTTTTGAATTTCTGCCCTGATTGACGGTCCTAAGTAAATGCAGAACCCACATTTCGCAGGTTTCGGGGCTGCTGTCTTAGGAGCGCTGTCAATGGCTTGTGCGGCGTTTTCTGCTGTACCCGTGGTTTCTACCGCCTGGGTATCGTCCACAGCAGCAGGCGTCGCTTTTTTCGTGTTGCTTGCCATTATGCGTTTACCTCCCTAATGATTGCAGGTATTCTCCATTGTGTTATCATTTCACCTGCGTAATATGGCCAGATGTTATCCGGATAGATGATAGTGTCTATCCCTTCGTAAAAGTCGAGCATGAAACGCTCGTCGAGTACGATCTGTTTCAGTAAGGCAATGCGCATCCGCTCCATGAGGTCGAGCAGCATGAGTGACCCTTCCTGCTCGTCATCGTGATATACCGCAAACACCGAACGTACGAGCGTGCTTGCCTGGGGATAATCTCCCTGCTCCTGCGCGTCACGCCCGGTAAGGATTGAGTGAATAATATGCGGAGCTGACTTCTCGGAGTCTTTGCTTTTATGCAGTCGCATGATATAGACATCCGCAGCTCTCGGCTTCGGTTCTTCTTTATCTTCTTTCTGCATCCGGACAGGCATAATCAAATCTTTGGTTGCTTCCTCTGTAAATGCTTTCAGCACTACGAGCAGGTCTCTTTTTGTCATGCTATCCTCCAACTCCGCCGAGCAGTCTCCAAACTTCATGCTCAAGCCGTTCGTCAAATGTTTCCTTTATCACTTCGGTCATCGCGTTTACGATTGTTTCATTACCCATCATCTGAGCTGTACTCGGTCCGAATTTCTGCTCAACAGGCAGCCGCTTTTTACCGACACGTTCCCATATCCTCATAGGTCCGTACACACGGGCAGCGAACGCACTTGATATAGTGCCGCCACCACCACGCTTGACCTGTGCGGTCACACCGCCGCCGCGAGAAACTTTCACGTTAAACTCGGTCAGCGGTATAACGGTACCTCTGAAATTGATGTTGAGTCCGACTGAACCGCCGCCACCGCCTTTTAAGTCGGTTGTGACGGTTACGTTTTTCATAAAGCCGCCTTTGGTGATGACATACTCCTCAGCTACGAAACGACCTGCTTCGGTCTTTGCGCG